GGGTCGGCACAGAGGGTCGGCCCCGTTCGCCAACAATCTAGGAGTTACAGCATGAGCGCACACACACTGAAGCCACAGGACCAGCCCGACCCGCCACAGCTCCGTAAGATCAGGGGCTTGCTGAGCGACGGTGCGGGCCAGATCTTGCAGGAACACGCTCGCCAGGTGACGCCGGACCGCCACGTGGTAGAGGTAGGCAGCTACACCGGGAAATCAACGTGCTACCTGGCCACAGCGCTACCCGATGGCGTGCCGATGGTGGCCATTGACACCTGGGACGCGCTGGAGGAAGAAGGGTGGTGGGAGGACCGGAAGCTGGGCTACAGCGACCCCGAGACACTCAAGGAATTCAAGGAGAACCTGGCCCTGTTCGGCGTTTCCAAGAAGGTGGAGGTCGTGCGCGACTACAGCGTCGCGGCAGCTGAATGGTTTGAATTCTGGGAGCAGGCGCTCCCTATCGGGCTGTTCTGGCTGGACGGCGACCACCGTGGCAAGGCGGTTCGGGCAGACCTCCACGCTTGGGTTCCGCTGATGGAGGATGACACCGTGGTTCTGTTTGACGACTACTACTACGGCGGTGTCAGCAGTAGCCTTCGCAACGTGGAGCACGAACTGCTCTACAAGAAGCGCATCGCACGCAGCACCGGAAAGGCGCTGAAGGCGGTGTACGGCTGATGGGTCGTGGAATCAAGAAGACCGAGCGCCCGGTGCGCCTTGGCACAGCCAACGCTGAGCTACTGGAACTGGCGAGATCTGGCGGACTAGACCTTGACGACTGGGATATTGAAGAGTTGATCCGCGGGCGCAGGCGCGGTACCGATGGCTCGTTCAAGGGGCGCCCGCCTGTCGTGGTGCCACGCGAGATTCACGACGAGCTTGCCAAGCGCGTGAAACAGGACGTAGCTCATCAACTTCGCGGGATTGCTGCCGAGTACATCGAGCCGGTGCTGCGCGCTGTGATGGAGAACCCCGGTGGCATTGCACCCGAACAGGTGCCAGGGCTCACGCTACAGCTGAAGGCCGCGCAGGACCTGATGGACCGGTTCGTGGTTGGCCGCCAGGAGAAGGTGGAAGTCAGCGGCACACTGCGCCACGAAACTCTGATTCAGAATGTGACGATTGACCGCAGCCTAGACGAAGAATCTGATGAGATAGAGGATGCGGAAATCGTTGATGAGTGGGACGAGGACTGGGATGAATAGCCTACCGAAAGGTGTCCAGGTGGGTGCTCATCCGTTCTCCGTGGAGTACGACCGCAGCCTGGCAGACCGTGGCAAGGACGGCGAGTGCTACGCGCCACGCTGCAACATACGCATCGCCGAGAACCTGGCACCCAGCGTGGAACAGGTGACCACGCTGCACGAGGTTCTCCATGCCGTATGGGCCGATACTCCGTTGAATACCGACGATACGCTGGCCGAGTACGAGGAACAGGTGGTGACCGCACTGGCCCCGTTGCTGCTCCAGGTGGTGCAGGATAACCCTGAGTTCATGGAGTACCTGCGTTCGCCTGAATTCCAGCCATGAGCACGGCAACGGCCGTCGCCATCAGTATGCGCGACCTGTTCCGGCAGCTGAACTACCGCCCGCACCAGGGCCAGAGGTTGCTCCATACCAACGACACGCGGCACCGTGTGGCCGCGTGGGGGCGCCGCGCAGGCAAGAGCACTAGCGGGGGCCACGAGCTGACGTTGCTGGGCGCACAGTCGTTCCACTTGCAGAGCTACCTACGCGACAACGGCCTGCAGAAGCGCATCTGGATCGTAGGGCCGAACTACGACGACGCAGAGCGCGAATTCCGCGTGTTCTACAACGACTGCAAGCGCTTGGAACTGCCCTTTGACAAGCCGGGCACCTACTACAATCCCGGGCAGCCTGGCGGACACACCGTGAGCCTATGGGACGGCCTGTTCATCGTGGAGTGCCGCAGTGCCGATCACCCTGACAGCCTTGACGGTGAAGGGCTGGATTGGGTGCTAATGGCTGAGGCAGCCAAGATGAAACGGATGATCTGGACGAAGTTCATTCGGCCTGCCCTGGCAGACAAGAAGGGCGGCAGCCTATGGAACAGTACGCCAGAAGGTAAGAACCACTTCTACGAGCGGTGGCAGGCTGGGCAGGACCCCAAGCGCACGCAGTGGTGGAGCGCACGGTTGCCAAGCTGGGTCAATACGCGAATGTTCCCTGGTGGGCGCAACGACCCAGAAATCCTTGAGATGCAGAACGACATGTCCAAGGAGAAGTTCAACCAGGAAATAGGCGCAGAATTCAGTGAGTACGTTGGGCGCGTGTTCAAGGAGTGGGACGAAGAGGTCCACGTGCAGGACCTGGAATACGACCCGAATCTGCCGCTCTACGGTGCGGTGGACTACGGCTTCACGAACCCGAACGTGTGGCTGGCGCTCCAGGTAGATCTGTGGGATAACGTGCGAGTGCTCGGTGAATTCTATGAGTCGGGGCTGGACGCCAATGAGTTCGCTGACCGGATGAAGCGTTGGCCGTTGGCTGCCAACTGCCGCACGTTCTACCCTGACCCGGCCAGCCCTGGCGACACACGCATCTTGGAGAAGGCGCTACGGGTGCGCGCGCGGCACAACACGGGCGGCGAGCTGAAGCATAGGCTTGAGTACATCCGCAAGTGGCTGCGACCGATGCCGTTGCACGTTGCAGAACATAAGAGAAAGCCCAAGCTACTCATAGATCGTAGCTGCAAGAACCTCATCAGAGAGTTCGACGCGTACCGCTACCCTGACGATCCAGACGAGGAAAGCAAGCGCAGTGCACGTGAAGACCCGATGAAGAAGGACGACCATACGCCTGAAGCCTTGGGCCGTTTCTTCCGTGGCTACTATGGGCCTCCCGGACACGACAAGAAACAGGGTGCCACGGTGCGCAGAGCCAACGTCCGCAGGGACTAGAACAACGGAGCAGGTATGGCAGGCGAGGTCGGCCTCTTTGATCAGTACACGACCGTGGAGCCACTGTTCCGCGCCATTCCTACGTGGCTAGAAGGCCAGGATCAACGACGTATCACGTCGTACATGACGTACGAGCAGATCTACTGGAACGCGCCCGAGGCGTTCCGCGTGGTGCAGCGCGGTGACGATGCTCAGCCGATCTACATCCCTAGCGGGCGCCAAATCGTAGATACGCTGCACCGCTTCACGGCCAACGACCTTCACATCACCACGGAGCCAGCGCCACCGCAGCCCGGCGAGGCAGCGGGTGCGGCCAGCGATGCGGACATTGAACTGGCCGACCTGTGGATGGACTCCTTGCTGACCAGGGAGCGGTTCTACAGCAGATTCAGCGCGAACAAGCGATACGGCATCATCCGTGGTGACTGGCTGTTTCACATCTACGCGGACCCCGAGCGTGACGAGGGCAGCCGCATCAGCATCCTGCCCGTGGACCCCGGCAGCTACTTCCCGCTCTACAACGACGACAACATTGATGAAATCATCGGTTGCCACATCGTTGACATGTACGTCAAGGACAACGGCGACGAGGTGATTCGTCGGCTAACGTACCGAAAGGAAACAGAATCTGGCGGGCCTAGCAGAATTCTTATGAGCGAGGCCCTGTTCGAGGTAGATGGCTGGGGGCAGCCCGGTACCGACATGAACGAGGTGAAGGTAACCGACCCGGACTTTGACGAGGTGCAGGACGTGGCGCTGCCGGACGCCATTGACAGCATTCCGGTCTACCACATCAAGAACTTCACTGAGCCGAACAATCCCTTTGGTTCTAGCGAATTGAGGGGAATGGAGGTTCTGATCGGGGCGATCAACCAGGCGGTCAGTGACGAGGACCTGACGCTGGCCCTGGAAGGGCTGGGTGTGTACCGCACCACCAGCGGGCCACCCGTAGACCAGGACACCGGCGAGGAGATGCCGTGGAACCTTGGTCCTGCCAAGGTGGTAGAGCACGACCCAGAGACAGAATTCGACAGAGTATCCGGTGTTGGCTCAGTAGCGCCGTTCCAAGACCACATCGGCTACCTGCACGAGCAGCTTGACCTCGGCAGCGGCACACCGGCCGTAGCCAAGGGCGACGTGGACGTGCAAGTCGCAGAATCTGGCGTTGCACTCGCCATTCGCATGGGTCCTCTGCTCGCGCTTGCGAAGGAGAAAGAGCACGACATCACCGATGTCCTGCGGAACCTGCTCTGGGACCTTCGCAAGTGGATCGTAGCCTACGAAGGTGGGCCGATCGTCCAGGCAGTGATGCGTATTCAGTGGATGCCGAACTACGGCGACAAGCTGCCACTGAATAGGGAGCAGCGTTTCCGTGAAATCATGGAGATGGTGGACAAGGGCATCGTCAGCCTGAAGTGGGCACGGGCTGAGCTGGAGAAGCTAGGATATGAGATAGGGGATCCTGAGGACATGATGAACGAGGTTCTTGAGGAGAAGATCGCAAGTGCCACCGTTGCGCAGGATGCCTTCGGTGCCAGGGTTGACAACGAGCTTGGCGAGGCCGAGCAGGAGGAAACGCAATGAGTGAAGTGAACAGCGCTGGATACGCAGACCTGCGGACCTACGTGCGCGAGAACTGGCAGGTGCAGCTCTACGACGGCAGTCAGGCCACGGTGCTGACGCTGGAGGAGAGCGACAGCCGAGTTTCCGTGAATACCTCAGGGAGTTCGCTGGTCTACACGATCCAGCTGGCAGGCGCCGATGCGGACATCACGGTGCCGCAGACGCTCAGCGGTGGTCGGCTCGTCAAGGGCGGCACGGTCGTGGCACCCAACGAGGCCTTCGCCGAGGGCGACGCTACGCTGGGCGGCGACGCAGACGAGGTGACGGTAACTTCCACGTTCACAATGCCGAGCTAAGGGCCAAACGATGGCGATTCCCCGCCTAACGGGTGGGTTGACGCCCCTGAACGGGGCTGACCCACGGACATTCCCTGGAATCTTCAATCGGCTGCTCGATTTGGCGGAAGATCTTGAAGATCAGGTGGCCCTGGCGGGTGGCCCCAACGTGGGCCTGACCATCGTCGAGCTGGAGGGCGGTGGCTGGAGCGGCGATGCGCCACCTGGCCGAGATAACGGGGAAAATCCCATCACATTCGTACCCTACGACCCGGCCAACCCCACCGACCCGGCAGGAGCAGGCGGCATCGCGAGCCCGCAGAACATCCGCTACTGGGACATTCTGCTGGCTGAGGTTGCTCCATGAGTTTCAGCGGACAGCTCGGTGCATTTCTAGGGAGTGACGTCAACGGGCGCAATCGCATTCCCGACTTCCAGTCGTGGCTGGGTGGCCCCGTTACGGTCGGTCGCACGTACCTGGCGAGCGCAAGCTGGGCGGACCTGGAGGGGCCGAACTGGGTCTTGAATCCATGGACTGAGTGGGTGAACGCTGCAGAAAACCGTATCTTCGCCTTGAACGTGCCGATGACCAGCCCGAACGAGCCCGGCCAGTGCGGCAGCACCAGCGTGATCAGTCAGCGGTTGCAGAACGGTGCGAACGGGCAATACAACCACCACTTCCGCACTCTGGCAGAACGCCTAGTCGCCAGAAATGCAGGAGATACGACCCTGGTTCTGGGCTGGGAGATGACGGGCTTCGACTTCTGCCACCGGGCAGGGCCGAACCCAACGGCTTGGACGGCCTACTGGCGGCAGATCGTAGACACGATGCGGGCCGTCAACGGTGCAGAATTCATCTTCTGCTTCGCACCCAACCGTGGCCCCGACCAGACCCAATGGCAGAATATCTGGCCTGGTGACGACTACGTTGATGAATTCGGGCTTTCCTGCTACGACCAGCCCAACGGCGCCAGCCTGAACAGCTACTTGACGGAACCCAACGGCCTGAACGCCGCATCTTCTTTCGCGGCGCAGCGTGGGCTTCCCATGTCGTTCCCTGAGTGGGGACTGTTCCGCAACGGCGACCGCCCTGCCTACATAGATTTCATGCACTCGTGGATTGTCGACAACAACGTTCGTTGGCACAGCATCACGGATTACAGTCCGCATGGCGTCTGGCGATTCAGCGGAAATCCGAACAGCAGCGCCCGCTACCGGACACTTTTCCGCAACACGAGCAATCCGCCAAGCGCGCCACCGCCCACGACGCCCACGAGTGGCTTCCAGAGCGTGCCGCGTGACATCATGTTCCCGGTAGCACAGCACAAGAATCCCACCTACGAGGACGGCTGGGACGCGTGGCGCGACGGGGGTACCCGTAGGCACCGAGCGACGGATATCTACCCGGGAAACCCAACCTACGTTCCGTACGACGTCCCTGTGTATGCCTGCGTAGACGGTGTGATTGACAACTGGATGCCGGGGATCAACCAGCCGGTCAACATCAACAGCGGCGGCGGATACCAACTGCGCATCAACGCTACGGGTGGCACGCTGCGCTACGTCTACTCGCACTTCGGTCCGAAGCGCCTGAATGCTGCCGATGAGGCCTTTGCTCCGGGAATCGTGCCGGGCGCTACGGTGCAGAAGGGCGACTTGCTCGGGTGGCTTGGCGAATCTGGGAGTACAGCCTCCGGGCCGCACATCCACTTTGAGATACGCGGCCTGGACGGGCAGCCAACCAATGATCCCTACGCGAACCATGACCCAGCGCGTCGGGGCTTTGACGATGGGCCACGGTACAATCCCTACCCGAGCCTGAACGTTGCAGAGCCAACGCCCAGCCCAGCCCCTGACCCCGGCGACCCAGACCCGCCACCGCCCACTGGAGGCGACATGCGTTTCTACAACTTCGCCGACACCTCGGTGGGCAGCTTGCCCGCAGGATTCACGGTGCGATCGGGCGGTAGCACCTGGTCTGTGCAGAGCAGCGGGGTCAGCGGTATCACGAACAGCCGCGCGTTGAGGCTCGTGAATAACAACGATCTGTTTGACAGAATGATCAGCATTGACGAGCTGAACGGCCGTAACGACGTGGAATTCGTTGCTCGGGTGGCTGCCGTCGGCAGCTTCATCAACAACGAGATGCACTACTTCTACCTCCGCAGCAACGCGAACCAATCTACGAGCTATCAGGCCGTTTGGAGCGCAGATCCAAATCAGCGCTTCGTGGTTCTCATGCGCAGGGTGAGCGGCACGCTGTCTGCAATGAACTACGGGAACACTGGCAACCTTGCAGGATCTGGCCAGTGGTACCGAATGCGCGTAAGAATCACTGGCAATCAGGTGTGGATCCGTGCGTGGGCTGATGGCGTGGCCGAGCCTAGCACCTGGCAGATCAACGGCGTAAGCACCAGTCACATCACGAGCGGGCTCTACAACGGTGTCGGCAGTTTCATGCACAATCGTTCGTATTACTGGGATTGGATCGGTGTTGCCTGGAACGGGGCAACGGCACCCACGAGCCCCGTTGTCACGGAACAACTGCCGGGAAGCGCTTCGTGGTTCACGCCAACATTCAGCAACGTAGCCCAGACCACGATGACGATTCGCTACAACTCGGTTCAGTACGCCAGCTCGTATCAGCTCCAGGCACGCCAGCAAGGCGGTACGTTCGCAACGGTGTACGAGGGCACGGCCACCACGATCAACGTGACAGGCGCCCAGCCGAACACAACGTACGAATTCCGCTACCGAGGGGTGAATAGCGACGGGAACGGCCCGTGGTCGCCTACGGTCAGCCAGGCCACGCTCGCTGAGCCTGGCAGCGGAGACCCAGACCCGCCACCCACGGGCAACGTGCCAGCGCCCACGGGCTTCCAGGCGACCTTTGACCCGCCACGTGCCGCCGATCTGCTGTGGCTGCCGGATAGCGCGCGTGACGGCGTTGAAATCCGCAGAAACGATCAGGTAATCGGGGAAACCTCAGGGACCACGTACCGCGTGCCCAACCTGGACCCAGGGCCGCATCGCTTCACCATTCGCTCGTTCCGCGAGCCGGAGACGCCACCGCCCAGCGGCGACCACAACGCCGACGGCGTGCATCTGGTCGGTAAGGTGGGCAGCATGAGCGGCAACACCTTCACGATGAGCTATGAGATGCACACGAACCGGAGTGTCGCATTCAGCGAAATCGCAATGGTGGTCCGTGATAGCTCAGGGAACAACTTCGACTTCGGGCACGCAGGCGCACGCACCGTCAGCGGCACGTTCACACGCGAGGCCAGTAGAACGCTGAATAATGGCACGTACACCGCGTGGGTCGCATATCTGCTGAACGGCAACTGGACGGACCTGGACGCCGACAACCCGCTGTCGTTCACCGTGAACGTGACGCCACCGCCCTCAGAACCAACGCCACCTCCGGGCGGTGGCAGTGGTGCCACCGGATCGCAGACCCCTTCCGGATACAGCTGGAGCCTTCAGTTTGACGAGCAGTGGGCCAACGGCATCAACACGAATCGCTGGAGTATCTCCAGCAGTTCACAGCGCGATGGCACGGGTAATCGTGGGGCGAACAACCAGAAGGAAGGCTACACAACGAGCCAGCGTTGGGTAGATAACGGGGTGCTGGTCATTGAATCTATCAATCAGCCAATCACGATCAACGGATACACCTATCCGTGGCGGAGCGCCCTGGCCACCTCCACCGGCAGCAACGGGTACACCTTCCGCTTCGGCACCTACGTGGAGGCGCGCATCCGGCACGACGGCCGACGCGGCTTCTGGCCAGCCTTCTGGACATGGCAGGCTCCCGGAGCGAACAGTGTCTCAGAGATTGATATCTGGGAACACTGGTCCGGCAGCTGGTCGCAGCATCGCTACCTGACCACCACACATGGTGGCTGGGGCTCCGGCGGTGGCTGGGTGAATTACGCGAATTACCCGAATAGCTCGGCTTCTAACTGGCATGTCTACGGGGCGCATATTGAGCAGAACTGGGTTCGGTTCTACTTTGACGGGCGCCACGTCACGACGGCCAACGGCACGGCACCGCAGAACATGAACCTGATTTTGCAACAGCAAGTCCCGCAGGACGACCCGCCGGAAAGCTATGGGCACACCTCCGGCCGTGTGTTCTTTGACTGGGTCCGTGGATGGAGGAGAACCTGATGGTACGCGAGTATTCAGCATGGCTGCCGGAGCAGACCATCACGGTGCCATCCGGTGAAACTGAAGAATTCACCATCCCAGCCCAGACTGCAAGCAATGGGAACTATACCCTTGGAAGTAACCACGGCACGTACAGCACGGCACGCGCAGGCAATGGCGCTCGGCAGCTCTTGGACTACGTCAGTGGCAGCCTTGACTACTACCAGAACCAGTGGTGGTTCTATCAGGCACCGTTGCGATTCAACACGGCAGACCTACCTGCCGACCTGATCTCTGCCAAACTGGTGATCAACGTCTACGAGTCCATCAGCGACGTTGCTGAGTCGTGGGCGGTCTACCAGCGCGGAGGGTTCACGTATAACCTGGCCAACGCTGACTTCACACCCGGTGCCAACCTTGCCCAGCTGACGAAGGTTAGCCCTGACGTGAATCTAGGAGCTACGGCGACTGGAACCTTTGAATTCACGCTGAACCTGTCAGCCATCAACACGGACGGCATCACGTACCTCCTCATCGCTTGCCCGTTTCAGGCGAGTGGCACCGCACCCAGCCAGGACGAGCGTTACCACGCGGCCACGCGGCCGGGGCAGCCTGACGGACCACGCCTGGTCGTGATGGCAAGCCACTCAGAAACCCCTGAGCCACAGCCTCCTACTCAGGCTCCAGGGAACGTTGAGGGCGTACCGACACAGACGTCCATTGCCTGGACGTGGAGCGCCGTGCCAGGTGCCACGCGCTACCGATACGAAGAGAACGGCGTAGGTGGCACGACAACCAACCTGAATCGCACCACGACGGGCCTGGAACCTGGCACGCCCGTCACGTTCCGCGTTCGTGGTGAGAACAGCGACGGGAACGGGCCTTACTCACAGACCATTACGAGAACGACCACAACTCCCGACCCCGACCAGGTGGGCGGCGTCGTGGCAGCGATGGCGCCAGCCGTGCGCATCACGTGGGCTGCCCTGAATGGCAACTACGACGTGAGGCGCAACGGGCAGACGGTGGCTACTGCGCTGAATTCACCTGAATACCGAGACAACAACGTCACGTTCGGCAGCACGTACACCTACGAGGTGCGTAGCGACGGCGGTCCATGGAGTAGCGTGGCTACCATTCAGGTAGTTATGACCGGTGGAGGCGGAGTAGGCGTCCGTTATCTGCGCAGGCGGAACAACGGTTGGGTCTAGTATGGTTCAGTTCCTTCGCCCTGTAGCGGATACAACGGTTGGGGATTGGACCGTGGCTCCGCTGTGGAGCAAGGTGAACGGCACCGCGCAGAACGACAGCCCGCTCATCACCAGCACGAACAGCAACGGCAGCGAGTGCGTGCTGAAGCTAAGTGCTGCGCAGGCGCCCGCAGCGGGCACACGCACCATCATCGTGCGGGTGGCGCGTACCGATACCGGAGGGAGCAATCCCGTTCTCCGCACGCAGTTGCGACAGGGCACTTCGGTCATCCAGGAATGGACCTTCACGACCACCAGCACAGCGTTCGCCAACGCGACCAGTGCGGTGGACACATCGTCCGTTACAGACTGGTCAGATCTCAATATTCGGCTGGTTCGGGAGGGCGGAGGTAGCAATGCGAACCGCCGTCCGCTGCGTGTTAGCTGGGTGCAGCTGGAGATCCCAGAGGCGGCACCACCTCCACCAGATCCTGAACCACCGCCACCAGGGTCAGGATTCATTGAGAACTGGCAGAACTACCCTCTCGGCGCGTTCCTGGGCGGTGGCCCGTGGACGCAGCTCTACAACCTGGATCCCTCAAACTCACAGATCGTGGAAGTTGACGGGGCAAGGGCATGGCGCTACGGCGATGGCTCTGCCTTCCTGGGGATGCAGCTTGATCATCAGCTGAACGGCGTCAACGGTGACATAGACCTGACCTACGAGATCACGCCGCTATCCTACGGCGGTGAAACATGGACATCGCCTGCATTCCTGACGTGGCGGAACACCGTCGGTCAGGAAACGCGCTACTTCTTCAAACTGACATCCGGTTCGTTGGACATCTTCCGGGTGCAGGCTGGCACCTTCACTCAGCTACTACAGCAGCCGAGAGCTAACACGATCGGCACGCGGTACCGCATCCGAGTGCGTCACGTGGGTAGCTCGTTGCAGGTATGGCTCAACGACGAATCAGTCCTCAATATCACTGAGAACGCCATCACCAGCGGTCCGGTGGACCTGCGCTGTGACATGGGCCAGGCACACGTCCACTTCGTGGAGATCCCTACGGGGTCCGGTGAGCAGGAGCCGCCACCCGGAGAAGACCCTCCGGAACCAAATCAGAACGCTGTTCTTACGTGGCGTGAAGAATTCGCTTACCCGAACGGCCCGTTGCCACTGACCACAGGGACCACGGTTCGGACGTGGATGCCGAAAGCCAAGTGGCAGATGGATGGCAACGCGAACACCGGATACCACGACTACGCGGGCAACAGCTACAACCGGAACCCGAACGGCACCGACAGCAATCCGTTCGTTGTGGAGAACGGCACCCTTCGCCTTTCCATTGTCAACGAAACGCGCACTTTCACCGACCCAACCAATCCTTCTCGTACTTCTAGCCCGTGGCAGGGCGGTATGCTCATCACGGACCCGCGCACGGTTACATTCACGGAGGGATACTTCGAGTTCCGGGCCAGGTACCCCAATCCTGGGCGCGGCATGTTCCCTGCGCTGTGGTCCTTCGCTACGGACGGCAGCGGTAGCAAGGATGGCGCCGAGATCGACATGTTTGAGATCTTCGGTTGGGAGCCTGGCACGCCATGGGCCATCAGCGCGCACCACTACAGCCCAACGGGGCCAGGGCCGATCTATGGTCCGCAGGGGTGGACGTCGCCCAGCAGTCAAGATACGACCGACTGGCACCGTTACGGATTCTTGCGAACAGACACGCATCTCTACTTCTTCAGGGATGGCGAGTTGGTGTTCACTGCGTCCGGCCCGGATGCAGAATTCTTCGCAGGCGTGGCCATGGACCTGCGAATCAACTTCTCCATCGCTGCCAACGGGCACCCAAGCTGGATGGGCGACAGCGGCGGATTCACCGATGCCAACACGCCCAGCCCGATGCACGCCGAAGTGGACTACGTGCGTGCGTACGACGACCTGCCGCCCGAGGCGCTGGAGCTAACCACAGACGACCCGCTGAACTACCAGCCGCCACCAGACCCGGACCCGCCACCCACTGGAGAGCAGGCGTTCTACGATTTCCAGAGCGACATCGTGGGGCAGCTACCCGCAGGATGGGAGACCGGAACGAACGGCACAGGATTTACCGTTAGTGACGCCTCAGTCCCGGGATTCGGTACGCGGCACCTGCGCCTGACGAACACCGCTGAAGGTGAACGGGCGCTGTACGCGACGTTCGCAGACGGGCAGCAGAACGTAGAGCTTCACGCACGTTGCCGCATCATCAGCGGCGGAGATGGCTATTTCCATCAGATGTTCGTGCGTGCTCTGCAGAATCCGGAACAGCAGTCTATCGTTGGTTTCCATAGTCGTTTCGGCACTCTAAGTTTCAGCGGAATTGATAGATATCTCGGCGGTAGCTGGTCTAGTGGTCCAGAGGGCAATCCGCCTCTGATCCCCAACGGCACTACGTACCGCATGGAGATGCGGGCCAACGGAACCACGGTTGAACTGAGAGTGTGGCCCGAGAGCGGCACACGACCCAGCACTCCGTTGACGCTCAGCAACGCTGGCACGCAGAGCGGGCGCCACGGTGTCGGTGGCTACGTCGGTGGCGCCGTGATGGCGTTTGACTGGGTAGGCGTCGGCATCAACGGTGCCACAGCACCTACGGCGCCGTTGTCCGTGCCGCCTCAGATCTTCACGCGCACGCACGCTTTCAACGCACGTACCGGAGCAACGGCGTTAGTTCGCCAGAGTTCACTGAATAGGGCGAAGCAGTTCCTCGCAGGTAACGCGGGTAAGACCCTGGCCAGGGCGTTACGGCAGTCACGTCAGGCGCAGCACGGCGCACGAGCGGGCACACTTGCCACTTCCAGGGCCAGCGCAGCACAGCGCGCAGCTTCGTTCGTGGCCGACTCAGCTGCCACGGCTTTCGCACGGACCGCGCGCCTGTCCCGGCAGCACCAGCACCACTCAGGCTCAGCCAGCCTTGCCCTCTCCTGGTTGCAGCGCATCGTAAGAACGCTGGGATTCACAGGATCCAGTGCCCATACCTCCGCCTCTCGCTCCCTGCGCATGGCGAGAGCGGTGGCCGTCACGGGTGGCGCGGCCTCCACACTGCTCCGCCGCGCCACCCGTGGCCATAGGTCGGCAGGTCACACGGCTGGCGAAGCCATCGTACTCCACAGCCGAGCGAAGGCATTGGCTAGGACAGCAGAATTCTTCAGTTCTGTGGCAACTACCACCACGGCTCGCGTTGCCCGACTGGCGCGCAGCAAGAGCTACGAAGCCAAGGGCGCTTCGTTTTCCCTGAGCACGGGTGTCGCAATCCGAAGAACCTTTGACTTCGTTGCGGGCGCTGCCAGTGCCACCTACGAACGTGCGGCCAGACTGCCGCGCACCGGGCAGCATTCCGCCGGATACGGTGATCTAGTCCATGAGCGCGAAACGCGACAGCCGCGCACCCAAGCCTACGAAGCAGGATCGGGAACTACGAGTGCAGCCCGCGTGTCACGGCAGCTACGCGGCGCAGCGTTCACGGCTGGAATTGCCACCCTGTCGGCTGGGTGGCGCTACGCGGGCGCCCTGGTCCGAAGCATTGCTTTCACAGCACGACCAGGAGGCCATGAGAACGAGCGTGCCGCACGATACGCCCGTAGCAAGGGGTACACAGCGGGCCAGGGGGCAACGGGGCTTAGGCGGCATCTGAGCGCGTTGCGGTCGGTGTCCCATTGGTCAGGTGCTGCGAGTTTCTGGGCTGAGAGGGCTGCCAGGTACCCACGCACAGCGACATTCGTGGCGGGGGTCGCAACGGTTGCCAAGGCGCGCACGGTCAGGGCTGCCCGGTCGGCGGGGCACTACGCTCGCCGAGGAACTCTCACGCTGCGCACCCTGGATGCACGCCTGTCGCGTAACATCACTGTTCGCATAGCTCCCGGCATTCGCAGATTCTGGGGAGTTAGCCCCTCAGAAGGAACAGGTACGACGGTTGCGCCGGGTAACCTTCGTTGGAGCGTTGACGCGTCTGTCGTAGACAAGGACTAGAGATGCCTAGCCAGATGGACCGCGAATCACTTGAATTCAGGTGGTGGCGGGTCACTACGCCCAACGATCTGTCTTCGTCCGGGTCTCAGGTTGCCTTCATGCCGCCCGGTGAGCGCCCAGCCTCAGGCGACTGGAACACCGGATCTCTGGTGAATGAGGGCGGCTCGTGGTGGATTCGTTTACTGGTCGGCCCCGCTGGTGACATCGCGCTGGAGCCCGGCGACTGGCAGGAGTGGGTTCGTATCCTTGACAACCCGGAGCAGCCGCTCCGTAAGCCTGGAATTCTGGTGATCACATGAGTGAAGCGCAGCAGAGATACGCACCTGGCGAATGGTTCGGGGTTCTGCATCCAGCCGAAGAACTCACAGAAGTCGAGATCGCGATCAGCGAGGAAGCACCGCTGCAGAGGGACTGGAAGCCTGCATTCCACGAAGCTGGCCGCGCGTTGATCCGCACGCCAGATCTTCCTTCTGGTTGGTACTCCGTGTGGATCCGTGTGGCCGGTGGGCACGCCCAGCGCTCGGGCAGCGTGTTCGTGGGTGGCTGATGGAGCCGTACCCCTGGGACCGAAGAATTCACCGGAGTAGCTACGTAGAACACCTACGCGCGCAGCAAGTGGCGCGTCGGGATGTTGCCGTGGTCCTGCGCGAAGCTGCCAAGGAGGCGGAGGCGATGGCGGCTCGCCTTATCCCAGATCCAGGCGTAGGAGCTCAGATTCGTGCGAGTCAAGCGCAGGTTCTAAGCTATGAGCTACGGGTTCAGCAGGGTCAGTATTGGGGCGAGATCACGCGCACGACGCGGCAGAACATGGACCGGGCAGCCAACGCAGCGGTCCAGGGCAACGCACGGCTCGCTGAGTACCTGGCCAGGGCTGGCGCGAGCAACGAGCTTGCGAGCCAGTTCACGCTAGCTGCCATGAACAGTGGTCGCAGTGTTCGTGCGAAATACATGAACAACATCCAGCTAAGTCCCAGAGTTTACCGAAATCAGCAAGTGCTGACAGCTCGGGTGAATCGTATCGTTGCACGTGGGCTAGCGCAGAACCTAAGCGCACGCGAGATGGCCAGCAGTGTCAAGGGATTCATCAGCCCAGCTACCCCTGGAGGCGTGAACTATGCCGCGATGCGGCTGGCACGAACCGAGATCAACAACGCATTTCACGGAATCAACACCGAGTTGCACGACGAACTCCCATTCGTGGAGGGCGTCAAGTGGGAGTTGTCCGGCAGCCACCCGAGACCAGACGAATGCGATGATCTGGCAGATGATGACCACGATGGCCTCGGTCCAGGCGTGTTCCGCCCAGCCAACGTGCCGATGAAGCCTCATCCGCACTGCCTCTGTGACACGTATCCCATCTCATTGGACGCAGAACAGTTCGCCACAAATCTGGCGAATGGGCGCTATGACTCATGGTTGCGAAGTCAGGGCTACTCCGGAATAGCTGCCTAGCAGAAGCTATCCTTGTCCTGTATGCTTCTGTTGATCGGATCCATAGAGCCGGAGGTTCACCATGATCCGCACGAAGCGAATCGGCCTGGGGTCGGTTCACCACAGCGTGCCCATTCTTGGGTATTCTGCTGAAGGCACCCCGATCTACGGCATTGCTGGCGGCGCCGGCGATGACGACCAGGAAGAGGGTGACGAGGACGACGACGAGGATGGCGACCAGTCGTCCGATGAGGAAGATGAGGAAGACGACGAGCAGGGTGACGATAGCTCCGGTGATTCCGGTGATCAGCCGCTCACACGCGACGAGTTCCAGCGAATGGAGCGTCGTATGCGGGCAGCAGACCGCCGTGCCGACAAGGCGCAGCGCGAGCTAGCTCAGCTCAAGAAGGGCAAGGGCAAGGGCAAGGACGACGAAGACAACGAGGAAATCACGGAGCTACGCGCCAAGGCTCAGCGAGCAGATGAACTTGAGGAAGAGAACGTTGCGCTGAGTGTGCGAATCGCCGTGCTGACCCGGCCTGAGGCTGGCCAGTTCCATGACCCGGAGGACATTCTCCGTTTCCTGGATTTCCACGAGTTGACCGGCGTTGACGGAGGAATTGACGGCAACGCGGTGTCCGATGCACTGGCCGATCTTGCAGAGAAGAAGAAGCATCTCGTCAAGGCTGCCAGCAACGGCAGCAACGACGAGGAAGATGACGATGGTGATGAGAAGAAGCCGCCACGTCAGCGATCCGGTCGCCAGACGAACTCACGCAAGAAGAAGGACAAGGGGCTGACCCAAGCCGCCTTGAGGAACAAGTATCCGGCCTTGCGACAGCTTGGCTGACCGACCCCAAGAAGGAGTTCCGGCTTATGCCGCGTTACGACAAGTACGAGCCGAAGGGAGGTGGGTTCAGGGCACCCCTGGCGGAGGACTACACCGAGCGCGATACGCTGCACGGTGTCGGCCTTGACAGCGACGGCCATGTCGTCGTTGGCGCCGGAGAGACCGGAATCATCGGTGTCATGGCCCTTCCCCGCACCCTGAAGGCCACGCAGATCGCCGACGTCATGACGGACGGCGACATCGTTGATGTGGAAGGCGTGTTCAACCCTGGTGACGTTGTCACCGCTGCCGCGAGCGGAGAACTCAGCTCGGGTGGCGCGGGTGTGCACGTTGGGCACGTCGTCGGTGACCGCAACGGACCCCGCCTCGTGGTGCGGGTCGGGAGGGCCACCTCATGAGCAATCACCTGATTCTCCCCGGACATCAGCGAGATCTTCTCGCGGTTGACAGCCGCGCGCTGTCCACCGGGAGCACCGACCTCCAGCGGCTCCGCAGCCTCGGCATCATGCCGCTGCCTGCCGGTGGCGCTGGCAGCGACCCGCAGGG